AAAAGCCCTTGACACTAGCACCAGGAGGACCTATAATGCTTATAGAAATTTACACGAAGGAGTCATGCCCCTTTTGTGAAAACCTGAAACTGCTTCTGCAGTCGATGGGAAAAGAGTATACTGAATACTCTTTGTATCAGGATTTTTCCAAAGAACAATTCATGGAAAAATTTGAACAACCATATATGTTCCCTAGAGTTCTAGTGGACGGAAATTTGGTTGGTGGTTACACAGACTTTGTTCATTTTATTAGAGACAAACAACTATGACCAAGATTCAAAATGTTCGTACTGAAGTTTTCAGTGAAAACATTTCTGTAATTAATGAGTTAATTGACAAGTTGATTATTGAAAACAAGAAACCAAAGTTCAATTTGTACAAACACTTTGTTTCTCAACAACTTGATAAGAAAACTATTTCTCTAATCAAGGATTATGATCACTTTATCCAAGATAAAAGGGAAGCAGAAATTGCATATGATGGTTCTGATGAGGAACTCGTAGAAGCATACTCTACTTTTTCTCGTCCAAAACTTCGTATGTATATCGAATATCTTGAATCTATCATTGATGACATTAACAAATATTATGCAGAAAAAATTGCTGCACGTAAAACTCGTCGTCGCAAAATTGATCCAGCGAAACTTGTAAAAAATTTAAAATACCGTAAGGTGGTAGATATTCTAGACGACAGGTATGTTTCAATCAATCCTGTTGACATCATCAACTCCAAACAATTGGTAGTTTATAATACAACTACCAGAGAGATTGCAGTTTATTACGGAGAGAGTCTGTCTGTCAGGAACTCTTCTATCATTAATTATGACAAGAATCGTTCATGGTCTAAGACCCTGAGAAAACCTTCCGAGGTTCTGGATTCTATCATCAGTTCTACTAGGGAATTTACTAACAACTTGCGAAAAGAACTGACTACCAAAGAAAAACTACCCAGTGGTAGAATTAATGAATACCATATTCTTTTGAAGCATTTCTGATGACTAACAATCCTAAACTAAATAAAGGTGTAAGAGCAATGATGCAAGGGAGGGGAACTTCTTCGAACCGTAGTCTTCTTGACTACAACCTTGATCGAGTAGTTAAATTTTTTAATAAAAATTACTCAATTAAAGTAAGTGTTTCCCTTGATGTTCTTCAGAATAGGGAGACTTAATTTCAACTATTCTTGGAGGAAAAAACATGTCGGAAGCATCCATCTACTTTTTTTCAGGGTGTCTAATGTTTTTATTCTTACTCCTGGGGGGATTAATAGGGGGATTAATAGGGTTTACAATTAATATGTGGTTAACTAATAATTCAGAAACAGAAGAAGAATACGCTGGATATCATCCAGAATTTTTTGATCAACATGGTAATTTTATTAATGAAGAACTCATTTCTCTGCGAATCATTGATGAAGATGAAGAAGACGAGGACTAATTTTTATGATTTTAATTGACACAAATCAGTGCATGATTAGTAATCTAATGATGCAACTGAAACTAGATAAGAACAAACTAGACGAAAATCTAGTTCGTCATATGGTTTTAAATACCATCAAGTCATACAAGAAACGTTTCTCGTATGAATATGGTGAACTAGTTTTTTGTTACGATAGCAAACATTATTGGAGGAAAGAAATCTTTCCTTTCTATAAACAAAATCGCAAAAAAGATAGAGAACAATCAGAACTAAATTGGAATGATATCTTCGAATGTTTGAATAAAATTCGTGATGAAATTCGTGAAAACTTCCCATACAAAGTTATGGAAGTTCATGGTGCAGAAGCAGATGATATTATTGCGGTCTTGTGTAAACAACAAGCACTTAAGAATATCAAACTACAAAAATTAAATAAAGAACCAGAAAAAGTTTTGGTTCTTTCTGGAGACAAAGATTTTATTCAACTTAAAAAATATCCATTTGTACATCAATACAATCCAACACAAAAAAAATTTATTGAAAAAATAGATCCTGTGTTGTATATTAAAGAGCACATTATCAAAGGTGATCGTTCAGATGGCATTCCTAATTTTTTGTCAGATGATGATACTTTTGTCTCTGGAAAAAGACAAAAACCTATGTCAAAAAAGAGTCTAGAAAAATGGATTCATTCTGAACCCTCTAGTTTTATGAATGATGTTCAATTAAAAAATTATAAACGCAATCAAGTTCTGGTTGATCTTGATTATATCCCAGAAAATATTCAAGATAAAATTTTGACTGAATTTGATCAACTAAATACTCATGAAAAGAAAACAGTCAATTTAAATTATTTTATTAACAATAAATTGTTTTCACTAATGAATGAATTGGAGAACTTTTAATGACTAAACTAAACCCAACTGATACAGATTTATTACAAACAGAGATTCTACAAAAAATTTCTAATGCAAAAACCAAAAGTGAAAAGGCAGAACTTCTAAAGAAATTTAGGTCTCCTGCTTTGGTTTCACTTCTCATTTGGAATTATGATGAAAGTATAGAGAGCGCACTTCCAGATGGTGAAGTTCCGTATACTCCTAATGACGCTCCTGTAGGAACAGAACATACCAGACTTCGCAATCAATTTTCTGTTCTTTACAATTTTGTGAAAGGTGGTAATGATGCACTTGCACAATCTAAAAGAGAATTGCTGTTTATCCAATTACTAGAAGGTCTTTCTGCAGAAGAAGCAAGTCTTCTGTGTCTTGTTAAAGACAAGAAATTGCAAACAAAATATAAATTAACTAAGAACGCAATCTCGGAAGCATATCCTGATATCAAATGGGGCAACCGTTCACAAAGTAATTAATAACCAATGTTTACAGATGAAGAAATTTCTCGACTCAGAAAAAAAGGTGTGAATATTATTCACCAAAATGCAAATTTGATGGTGCATAATGTTAGATCTTTACCTAATAATGCATATCTTATTACCTTAGATTATTTTGGAAATATTTTATATGATATTGTTCAAGGAACTAAAGTAGCAATCTTTGATGCATATTATGATCATTATGGTAAAGATGTGGTTCAAAAAATTGATTTTAGTGAAGGAAGAATGAATCCAAAATTAATGCCGCCTCCACCAAAAAAATAACCAATTACCTCCATTTAATAGATGGGGGTTTGTTTTTAGACCTTGACAATCAACAAAAAATTAGGTAGAATATTAACAAGACTAAAGGAGGATAATGTGAGTGATGTTAAACTAATTTCGGTAACACCAGATGCAGAACAAACAATGGCGTATATTGCGCGAGTTTCTAATCCTGCGAATCAAGACAACGAAAACTATTCCAAGTTGCTTGCTTATTGTATTAAGCATAATCATTGGTCTGTTTTTGAACAGTCTTCTATGACTTTAGAGATTGAAACTAATCGAGGAATTGCAGCTCAAATTTTGAGACACCGCAGTTTTACATTTCAAGAATTTTCACAAAGATATGCAGATGCAAATCTACTAGCGTCTGATATTCCTGTTCCCGAATTGCGTCGTCAAGATGATAAGAATCGTCAAAATTCTACTGATGATCTTGATGGTTATTTAAAATTTACTTTAGAAGCAAAAATTCAAGAACATTTTTTTACGGCAAACAATTTATACAAAAGTTTGCTTGAACATGGTGTAGCAAAAGAGTGTGCTCGTTTTGTTCTTCCTCTTGCCACCAAAACAAGAATTTATATGACAGGCAGTTGTCGTTCTTGGATTCACTATATTAATCTACGTTCGTCAAATGGAACTCAGAAAGAACATATGTTGATTGCAGAAGAATGTAAAGAGGTTTTCAAACAACAATTTCCCACGGTATCAGAAGCACTAGGATGGTAATCAAATGAATAACAAAGAAGTATTAGGCATTGCAAAAGAATGTGGATTAGTTTATAATAACAATCATGATATTCTTGATTTTTATCAGAAGATTCGTTCACTCGTAAAAAAAGAATTTATTGATAAAGTTGTTGACGAACTCGTTGAAACAAAATGAACATTTTTTACCTAAATTACAATCCTGTTATTTGTGCCCAGGAACATGTAGACAAACATGTTGTTAAAATGATTGTTGAATACGCACAACTTCTTTCAACTGCTCATCGGGTCATTGATGGTTTTCCTTATTACGATACTTCCAATAGTGGTAAAAGACAAGTCAAACGATTCAAACTTGATCAACCAAGGGAATCTATTCTCTACAAAGCTTGTCATATTAATCATCCTTCTGGTGTGTGGACCAGGAGTTCTCAATCACATTATATGTGGTTATATGAATTGTTTGAACAGTGTTGTATTGAATACACCAGGAGATATGGTAAATTTCATTCTACTGAATCCTTAAAAGCATATCTAAGAACTCCCCCCAAAAATCTTCCTAATATGGGGTGGACAGATCCACCCCCAGCAATGCCAGATAAATATAAGATACCTGGAGATTCAATCCAGTCATATAAAAATTATTATATTGGAGACAAAATTTCATTTGCAAAATGGAAGTCTCCTGCAAAAGTTCCCGAGTGGTTTAAGTATGCCGACGTATAACTTCAAGAATAAAGAAACTGGAGAGATCATAGAAAAGCGGATGTATATGGCTGATAGGGAGAAATTTCTTGAAGAAAATCCAGAGTTCGAACAAGTTCATCTATCAGGATTGAACGCAGTGTCTGGAGTTTCAATTAAAAATAAAGTTCCAGACGGATTCCGTGATGTTCTAAAAAACATCAAGAGCAATCATTACAAATCTACCATTGATATTTGATCATGCCAGTTAAGACTAGAAAGCAGAAAGACATTAACAACATGAGTGCAAAACAGATGAGAAGGAAAAAACCTTTGAATCTGGAACACATGATTGATGTGGTTCCAATTACACCAGCACAAGAAACTGTATTTGAAAATTATTCGAATGAAAAAAATCTTTTTCTATATGGTGCAGCTGGTACAGGAAAAACATTCATTTCTCTTTATCTAGCTCTGCGAGATGTACTAGACGAAAATACTCCATACGAAAAAGTTTATATCGTTAGATCTCTTGTTGCTACTAGAGAAATTGGTTTCCTTCCTGGTGACCATGAAGATAAATCATCTCTCTACCAGATTCCTTATAAGAATATGGTAAAGTATATGTTCAGTATGCCAGATGACGCATCATTTGAAATGCTCTATGGTAATTTAAAATCACAAGAAACTATTTCTTTCTGGTCCACATCTTTCATTCGTGGTACTACACTGGACAAAGCTATTGTCATTGTAGATGAATGTCAAAATCTTAACTTTCATGAACTTGATTCTATTGTCACTCGTGTTGGGGAAGATTGTAAAATTATTTTCTCTGGTGATGTTCAACAAACAGATTTGATTCGTACCAACGAAAAGAATGGTATTCTAGACTTCATGAAAATTATTCGAGACATGGAAGAATTTTCTTGTGTTGAATTTGGTATTGATGACATTGTGCGTTCTGGATTCATCCGTAGTTATCTAATTAGTAAAATTAATCTGGGTTTTTGATGTTTACATTTGTTGATCTTCCTGTAGAATTAGTAGAACTAAATTCCATAGATAAAAATGGTACGAGGTTTTATTCAGTCCCCAATGGATTAGAATATCCTTCGGTCACTTCTGTTCTGTCCTACAAAGATAGACACAAAATGGATGAGTGGAAATCAAGAGTAGGGACAGAAGAAGCAGAAAGAATATCTAAACAAGCTACTTCAGATGGAACTCTTGTACATTCTATGTGTGAAGATTACCTAAATAATAGCTTCGACTACTCTAAGTACGCGAACAACATTATGCCGTCTTTGTTGTTCAATAACATAAAGAAAGAACTTGACAACATTTCTGACATACATTTGTTGGAAGGATCTCTGTATAGTGATATATTAAAGGTCGCTGGTAGAGTAGACTGCATTGCAAAATACAAAGGAGAGCTGTCTGTTATTGACTTCAAGACATCTCGTTTTAAAAAAAGAAAAGAATGGATTCAGAACTATTTCATTCAGGAATCCGTTTATGCAATGATGTTCTACGAGAGAACAAATATTAAAGTACAGAAATTAGTGACCATCATCACATGTAAAGATGGTTCATTGCAAACTTTCGTAATCTATGATATAATAAGGTATGCTAAAATGTTTAACGATTACTTAAAGGAGTGGAATGCAAAAGAACAGGAACATCGAGGACTTATTAAATTCTAAATTTCTAAATACATCTAAGTTCTCGATGGATATTGAGAATCTTGTGAGGGATAGTAGTGGGTCTTTAAATTACATCGACGCAATAGTTACCTATTGTGAAGAGAATGATATTGAAATTGAATCAATAACAAAACTACTATCAAAACCATTAAAAGAAAAATTAAAAGCGGACGCACAAAGAATGAACTTTATTAAAAAAAGTTCAAATGCAAAACTTCCTATTTGAGAATAGTGAATGGATGGATACGAAACCTACAAATTGTATCTGTCTCTGAAAAGACATTTCACAAATGAAAAGTATGATTACTTTAAATACTGTGGAAAATGCAGAGCAAGTGTAGAATCTTTTGAAAAAAGAAAAGACAAATATTTTTTCAAAAAGTTATCACACAAATATGATTCAGATACAATCCTAGAATATTTTGTTGCACAATTTGTTAAAGATCAAAATTTATGGATTGGAAATATCTTCAGTAAAGAATGTGAAACTAACTTCATCGAATGGAAAAAAAAGATACAAAGTTTGTCTTATATAATTTCTCAAGAGTTAGATTTTATATTCAAAAACAATGAGTTTAGAGATGTTTTTGACTGTCCTGGTGGCAGACATCCAATATTATTAAAACACTATCTTTCCAGTAGAATTTCTCTTGAAACTATGATAGTTTTGGATGAAATTTTTTCATATACCAAAAAGTTTAATGATAAAATTATAGACCCTGTAGTATGGCCTAAAGTTTATTCATTGATGAAAAAGTACGCCCCGTTTTTAAAGTTTGACAAAACAAAGTATAAACAAATTGTACTGGAGAAAATAACCACATGTCATTCTTTGATTCAGAGCTAGTAAAAAAAGAGTTGGATGATATTCGGATAATACATCAAACATTAGTAGAGTATGCAATTAACTATGAAAATCTTGATAAAGATGCAAGATTAATTTTATTGGATGAGATTGCAGAATTAATTGAAAAACAAAAAATTTTTTATACTAGATTATCTTTGAGTGATGATGAAAGAGCTGTAAGGTTGAAAGAAGAAATCGAAATTAAAATGAGATTTTATAGTCCTGCATTAAATCATTTGGATGTAATGTCTTCTCTGAATTCATTACTAATCAGATTACAAAACTTAAAACTAAAAGAAAAGAAACGCTAATTAATCAGCGTCTTGACAGGCAAACCCAGAACCTATATAATAATGGGGTATGGGTTTGCCTGCCCCCAATCAAACTAATACAAAAATACAACTAATACGGAGAATACAAATGTCTTTTGCTGCTCTTAAAAATTCTTCCAGTTCGATGCTTGACCGTCTGAACAAGGAACTGGACAAAATGAATTCCAACGAAGGATCTGGTGATGATCGTCTTTGGAAACCACAAGTAGATAAAAGTGGTAATGGTTATGCAGTAATTCGATTCCTTCCTAATAAGAATCTGGAAACGAATCCTTATGTTCAAATCTGGTCTCATGCTTTTCAAGGTCCTGGTGGTTGGTACATTGAAAACTCTCTGACCACAATGAATCAAAAAGATCCTGTTGGGGAAATGAATCGTCAACTGTGGAACAGTGGTCTTGATTCTGATAAAGAGATTGCTCGTAAACAGAAACGCAAACTCTCCTACTATTCCAACATTTATGTGGTTAGTGATCCTGCTAATCCTGATAATGAAGGTAAAGTTTTTCTTTACAAGTATGGGAAAAAAATCTGGGATAAAATTGTTGAAGCAATGCAACCTGCCTTTGCAGATGAGACTGCAATCAATCCTTTCGATCCTTACACTGGTGCAGATTTCAAACTGAAGATTCGTAAGGTTGATGGTTATTGGAATTATGATAAGTCTGAGTTTGCAAGTCCTTCTGCTCTTCTCACAGGTGAGGATAAGAAACTAGATGCAGTTGCTAATAATCTGTTCGAACTCACTGAACTAGTTGATACCAATAACTTCAAGAGTTATGATGAACTCAAGAATCGTTTGAATATTGTTCTTGGTACTAGCACTCAAAAGGTAACTGCTCGTAAACCAGATGCAGAAACCTTTGAAGATGAAGAAGAGTTTACTTACAATCAACCAGTTGTTTCCGAATCTTCTACTCAAGAAGATGAAGATGTGGATGATGCACTGAGTTACTTTGCACGTCTTGCACAAGAAGATTGAACATAACGAAGGGGGTCTTAAGACCCCCTTTTTTTATACGTTGGGAAGTTTTCTTCCTTTTTTATCAATACCGTAAGATGTATCATAAGCAATTCTCTGTTCAAATTCATCAATAAATTTAGAGAGATATCTTCTCTTCAAATATGTTATCTCTCTTTTCTCATCATTTAATTCTAATTCATAGTCTGCATAAGAAACTTCTTTTAGAATACCATTTGCATTAGTTAGAGTTTCTACTTCATCTGTAGTTGGATTATAGTAACGAAGTTTGTATGATGATGGTGTAACAATTAATCCATCTTCCTGAATTAGTTCTCCGTTGTCATTGTATAATTTAATAGTTTCGTAATGCTTTACTGCATAAGGATTTTCATATTTATCAAAAAGAGTTTCCTGTAGAGTATTATTTGATACAGGCCATTCTTTATTAATATTTGTTATGTTATTAACAATAAGAATGATCCAAAAATATGTTGGATTATTATAAAGTTTATCTGCTACAAGGTCTGGTGATTCTCCATCTTGTATTGTATACTTTGTAAAAAATAATGGTGCAGTGGAAACATCTTCACGTAGTCTAACTTTTCTGAAAAAGTTTTTTGCTAGTACTAATTTTGTTTTATCCAGTAAATCAGGATATAAAATATTTGGAACAGACTTGAAGTATGACATCTTTAGTAATTCTCGTCTCTGATTTGATCTGCTGTAATGATTTCTAGTTCTTCAAACTCCAATGAAAGAGAATAAGCAACAGGAGCTGGTTGACCAGCATCATAGTGAGTTGCCCAAGTTCCATCTGGCATTGGATTAAACTGAACACCTTTAAGTGCCGATGGTTTAATTTTTGGTAGATAAGACATTTCCCTTGTTCCACTTATGAATTTAATCTCAAAAATGTTTGGAACTGTCAACCATCTGTCAGATAAAGATGCTGCTTCTGCATCTGCTCCCATCGTTGATGAGTAAGAAGGCATGCAATTGATTCTAAGTATTTTAATTAGGGTTGCGATTTGTCTTTGTTCTTTTACGTTTCTAGGAATTAGTTTCCAGTTAAAAGAAAATTGTCTTGTTCCAACACCTTTTTT